GCCACCGTGCCCAGGGTGGCATTGCCGGTGAGCGACGCCAGCAGGTTGTAGCTGGCGCCCGCATCATTGGATTGGAACAGCGCCGCACCCGTCCAGCCTTTTTCGGCGCCGCAAGCCACGGCGTAAAACCCGGCATCATTGTCGGTGTCCCGCAGCATGTTGATGTTCACAGCAACTCCAGCCGGGTGGCCCCGGGAACAAAGACAACCTTGCCGCTGTCGGGCGTTTCCGTCACCACCACGTTCGGCACGTAATAATTGGCATCGTCGGCCACCGCCTCGCACTTGAGCACGCCCTGGGGGGATGCCGAAATCTTGTTCAGAAGCATGGTGCGGCCCTTGACCACCACGATGTCGGTGGGCTCCAGGTAAGCGTATTTTTTGGGCAGGCTGAAGCTGTAGGTCAGGCGATGCACCCAGGCGACATGCAAATTCACATCGGCAATCTGCTGCGCCTTGGTGTCGCTCAGGACCAACGGCAACTCCAGGGTCTGCTCCGCGCCGCTGGCGCCGACCAGGCGCTTGGACATCTTGGTGGCGCTGGAGTAGTCGGTCGCCTTGAGCAGGTAGTTGACATTAAGGATGCGCGGCAACTCCACTTCCATCTGGCGCGTGGTCAGCAGCGCGTCCGGCGAAGCCTGCCCCGCCTCATGCGCCGCCAAATCATCATCAGGAATCACTACAGCGAGAGCGCCGCCGCGCTTGACGTACTTGACCAGGCCGGAGGACTCCACCCCGTCAAAGTAATAGGCCGGCCGTAAGGCATCGATGGCAGCCCGCACCGTGGTCTGGCGGGCCACCGCATAGCCTTCCACTATGTCAGTCAGCGGCGTCACATCCACCTGCGCGGCCGTCAGCCCGGCTCGCTGCGACAGGTCGGCCACCACTTCGGACAGCAACTGACCACCCATGCCGCCCTTGAAGTACAGGCGCTTGACATGCGTAGCGTCAAAGCTGAACAGATACGGCTTGTTGCCCACTGGCACCAGCAGCGGCGAGGTCAGCTGGAAGGCGGCGTAGGGCTCGTAGGTGTAGGTATGTTCGGTGTCAAAGGTGTCGGGATTCACGACATACAGCGTGGTGCCCACCGAAGCGCCGCCACCACCATTGGCGCCGAACACATATTTCCCGCCGGCGTAGATGCCAGTCTTCACGCCATAAGCGGGGGCCGGCGACGTGTCCGCATCGGCCGATGGAGAAAAGGTGCGAACCGACGCCGTGGCGCTGGCAATGTCGACGACCGTCACGGAGATCGTGAAGGTTCCCGCGCCATGCACGATGACAATCCGGTCCCGATCCGGGTCATAGAATCCCTGGCCGTTTTCTCCGGCCACATAAGGAATACTGACCTGCGCATAAAAGCCGTAGTCGCTCAATCGGTGCAGCACGCACATCGCATAGCTGCCATAGACCAGGGCCGCAATGTGGTTGCGCGTGATCAGCACTTCATCGACCCATTGAGTGCCCAGCCCGGATCCGAGTTGAATGTCGCTCGACAAGGGCGGGGACGAAAGCGGGTCTGTGACCATGCGCGCGCCATAGCGAAAGCCCAGCAGGACACCATGCACCGGGTCATACGCGCTGGTATTGAGGTCGCCCGTGCCATGGTTAGTGCCGTCTTGCTTGCCCAGAAAGACCTGGGTATCGGCATCGAACAGCAGGAAGGAATCAACCGCCAGCCAGCGGTTACCGACAATGACGACGAGGTTGGGCATCATCCCGCCGGCCGGGACATAGACGATGTTGCTGACGCTGAAGGCTTCTGGCGACGGAATCGAAAACGAATTGACCTGGCTCCGGGTCACGTCACTGTTGACGCGCACCTCCACTACATAATCCAGAAAGGCGTTTTGTACCGACCAGATCATGCCGGTACGGGGGTCCACGATGGCATGGCCCGGGGTGTAGCTCTCGATCAAGGCGGACTCGCCCAGGTAGACCGGCGTGCGGTCAACCTGGGTGCCTTCTGTGCCCAACTCGGCAGTGATGAAGGGGATGCGGTTGCCGTCCTTGGCCAGAGGGAATTGCTCAAACACCAGGTAGGCCGTACCCCGGTAAGCAGGAACATTGCCCACACCCAGGTAACTCTCGATCAGCGCGTCGGGCAGCTGGTCTTCTGCCCCGCTGTAAAAGCGCACGCTGCCGCCGCCTTCCAGTACGCCGCCGTCGTAAATCAGGCGCTTGTCGGGCCCGGCCCAGACTTTGCCCAGGGCGCAGGGACCTTCGCAGAAAGCCACGGCAAAGTTGGCGTAGTAAGAGTAGCTTGTCGTGCTCTGGGTCGGCCCGCCGCCTTTGCCGCCTTGCTCTGTGGTGGTGGACACTTCCACCAAGTCGCTGGCCCAGATCACGTTACCGCCCAAGCCCACGCTGCCGTAGGCGATCGGAATCGGCCTGCCGTACTCGGACGCCTGCGGCCGCAGATCGCTCAGGCGTGGCCCTTGCTGCCCCGGTAGTGAGCCAGGCATCAAGGCGCCTCCCATCATGGAGCCCACGAGCCAACCCATCTGGGGTGCCCCGACCGCGAAGCCGATGGCGGCCCCGATGACGCCACCAATCAATTGACCGCTCACGCGAGCACTCCCGGAAAGCGCCAGACGCCGACGATGCGCGCCAGCCAGGACGCATCCAGCCGGTGCTCCACCACACGGCTCAGGCCCGCGCCGTTATAGGCGTGGATCAGCGAAAAGCCACCATACGGGTAATCGCCGACGAGGGCAAAGTGCTGCGGCTCGCGCTCAAACCGAATCCACGCCACATCGCCAAGCTGCATCTCGGCCTTGGCCACGCGCACCATGGCTTTGCCGAGCGCGGCGCGCATTTCGGCGGGGACGGGAAGCCGGCCGTAATGGGTCAGGTCGTCGAAGTCCAGCCCTAAGCGCTGCGCGACAAACACCGGCACCCCGGCGCAATCCATGGCCAGGCCATTGACGCGCTGCTGGTGTTGGTAAGGCGTACCCAGCGTCTCGCGGGCGATGGCCACGATCTCGTCGCCCTTCATGTCACGCCCCCGGTCTTGTAAATGCTGCTACCGGGCAGATGCGGAAAGCCACGAAAATTGATGCCGTTGGCGAACTTGGCGCTGCAGTCCTCGGCGAACCGCTTGGTGCATCCGGCATAGACGCTGTAGCTGTCCCCAGCGGCAATGGCAAAAGGCATCACCTCGTGCAACTCCAGCTGCCCGGCGACGCTGCTTTTGACCTCCATGGCCAGGCCGGTGTTCAGGCCGCTGGTAAAAGTCAGCTTACCGGCCGTGAACCAGCCGTCGGCCTCTGTGCGCGCCGCGTCAACAATGATGCGATTGCCGCTCACGCTGCCCACGGCACCGACTACCGTGAACGCGGCCAGCGACTTCTTGCAGCGCTCGTCGCCCAGGTCGGCAGTGCAGTCCTTGGTAGTCAGCCTTACGATGGTCCGGGAGTAAGCCTGCATCAAGCCGCGCAACTCGGCATTGAAGGTAGCGCGCCCTGCCCTCACCTCGCCCAGCGTGCCGGCGCGCAGCACGTTCTTGCCCATGCTCAGGTCGGCGTAATTGACCTCGAACAACTCGATAGCGGCATAGTCCCAGCGGCCCGACTGCACATCGGCATCGGTGATGGCGGGTGAGGCCAGAAATCCTGTCACCTCCAGGTTGTCGGGGTTGAGCTCGGCCGTGCTGTCGATGTTGGTGGGGTTGTAGCCGGAGGTCGCCAGATAGGTGACGCCGCCAAAAATGATGTCCCGGTCCAGCGAGGTGGCGGCTACCACCGTGCCATTGGTCAGGGTGGCCTTCCAGCAGGTCGCCAACGTGGTGGTGCCCAGCGCGTAGTGCGCCTTGAGCGCGGCAGACATGGTTTTCATTCCCGAATCTCCTGCAGCACCACGGAAGGGCCGGCCACCAAGCGCTGCTCGGCCGGGCCCGAGAGCACCAAGTCCCAATCGATGACGTCGTCCATGAAATGCACCGGCACGTAAAACGACCCGCTCCAGGCCAGGGTTCCGACCGCAGGCGCGGACGGGATGGCGATACGGCCGGTGGTCACGTCCAGCGTGTAGCTCGCTGGCGCCAATGGCACGCTGGCCACCGTGGCCACAAAGCCCGCCGCCTGCGGCCGGGTGATCTTGCGGGTCTTGAAGCGCAAGGATGCGGCGTGCAGGTAACGCTTGTGCAGCTGGTACACGCCAGCGCTTACCTGCGTCATGACCCCGTCGGCAACCGTGCTGTCCTTGGGGTCTTGCAACAGCAGGCCGTAGGCACCGCCCTCGGTGATCTCGTGCAGCGTTTCGATGGCTTGCCACTGCTCCAGGCGCAACGGCACTAGTCCCAGCGTGTACTGGCGCAGTGTCTGGGTCCAGATGATGTTGATGGATTCGAAGCCGTTATCGGTCGGCACGCGGGCATTGAGGCGCAGGTTTTTGCCCTTCACGCCGGCCGCCAGCACGCTGCTGGGCAGGATCACATCGCCAAATACGGTGATGGCCATCAGCCGTTCCTTCGCAAGGCATGCTGCAGTTGGCGGCCGGCCGTGGCGCCCCATTGTTGGGCGGTTTCTCGGGACGAGCCGGCGGGCGGCATGACCTGCACGGTGACGTAGGTGTCACCGCGTGCGGCCGGAGGTGACTGCGGCGTGACGTTGCCGCCCTGGCTGCCCATCATCAAATACTGCTTTCCGCCCGACGTCAGCAACTCGGGCTGACCGCCTTCGTTGACTTCGTAGAGTCCGCCCGACGACACGGGTCCGCCCAAGGCGCGACCAGGTGCGGTGCCGAAAGCATTGGTGAGATTCATCATGTTGCCCAGCGAGTCGCCGCCCATCGAGCTGGCCACAGCAGCCGTTCCAGCCGTTCCGAACAGGGCGCCCGCCGCCATGCCCGCCAGGTTGGCGAGCCAGCCACCCCCGTCGCCGCTACCACTTCCACCGAGGGCGGCTGCAATCTGCTGCTTGATGATGATGCGGGTGATGTCGGCCACGATGGAGTCGGCCAGGCTCTTGAAGCTGAGCTTGCCGGTGGTGGCGAAGGTGACGAGCGCATCTTCCATGCCCTGGAAGGCGCGGGTCATCGCATTTTCGATATGCAGGCCGCTGTTGGCGGCGTCCTCCTGGTATTTGCGAACGGCCTCGGAGGCGCCAAAGATCGCGTCGCGCTGGCGGTGGTAGGACAGCTCGATGATCGAAGTCGCGGCGGCCGTTTGCAGGGCGGCCTGCGCAAGGGCTGCGGAGGTGTCGGCCTCGGGGTCGAGTTTCTTGAGGCGGTAAATCCGCTCGTCCAGGTCGGCCTGGATTTTCCGGGCCGCTGTGAGTTTCTCGACTTCGAGGGTGCTTTTGCCCATCAGGCCGATTTGGAACAGTGCCTGCTCGTTGGCGATGCTGTCGCTGCGGGCACGCTCCGTCGTGGCGAGGTCGAACTGACGCTGCACCGCCAGCAGACGGTTTTGCGAATCACCGAGCTGCTTGTTGCCTTCGATCTCGGCGGCGACGCGCTTCTTCTTGGCCTCGGCGATTTTGTTGCGGCCGTCTTGCCGTTCCACCTCTTTTTCCGCCCTATTGACATAGGCCTGGAGGGCGGCGATCTCTTTGTCGTAGGCCGTTTGCACCACCAGCAGGTTGTCCGTGAGCAGGGCTTGCTTTTTCTGCTCGGCTTCTTGCAGCGAGAAGTATTCCAGGTTGCGGTAGAAGTCGAGGTACTGCTCGCGCGTTTGCAGCAGCGTTTTTTCGGCCGCGATGAGGTCTTCCTGGGCCTTGATCTGGCCTTCGAGCCGCTTTTTGGCGGGGTCGTCCTTGGGGCCGGCGTTGGCGTTGCCCAACTTGGAGGTGTCGATCTGGCCACGCGGGCCGGTTTCGGGCTTGAGCTTGCGCGCGTCCTCCAGTTGCTTGGCCAGGCGGGTGCTGAACAGCTGCTTGGCAAGAATGGCGTCGACGTCCTGCTTGAGCATGCCGCCCACCTCCGACGCCGCGCTCCATTGGCCCTGGCTGATGAGAGCGGCTTGGGAAATGGCGGCCCCCAGCCACTTGCCGGTGATTTGCACCGCGCGCGACACCCCGTCAAACGCATCCACCACGAAGCCCACTACCTTCGCCGCGCCTTCGGCCCAGTCCCGAATGGAGCCATCTTTGGCCAGGCCGTCAATCGACTTGCGCACGCCATCGTTGGCGTTCTGGGATTCGAGCAAGGCCTTGGTGAAGGCATTGAGGACCGGGACCAGTTCCAGCCCGATTTTCTTGAAGATCGCGTCCGTCGAAGCTTTCAGCCGCAGCTGATTTTTCTCCAACTCATCGGCCGCCTCAGCCTGCGCCTGGGTAACTTTGACCTGCAGGTCGCCGACCTCGGCCAAATCCTTCATCACCGGCAGCAGGTTGGCGCCGGCCTTACCGAGCAGCGTTTGCGCAATGACGGTCTTCTCGACCCCGTCCTGGTAAGTCGCCAGGCGGTCTGCGATCAGCTTGAATACCTGATCCGGGCCCTTCCCCTTCAACTCATCGACCGCGATACCGATGGCGTTGAAGGCGGCAGATGTTTTGGCGCCCCCGTTCTGGGCCTCGACAATCGCTTTGCTGAGCTTTTGCAGTCCGCCGGCCAAGGAATCCATGTCGGTGCCCGAGAGCTTGGCCACGGCGGCCAGACCGGACAGGGACTCGACGGCGGCGCCCGTGCGCTCGGACAACTGCTGCAAGCCGGCTGCCGAGGCGATGGCGCCCTCGATTTTCTCTTTCACTTTGTCAACGGTGGCCCCGAGCGCAAAGCCCAGCCCGATCGCGCCCAGCCCGGTCTTGACCAGTCCGACGGCTTTATCGATTTGCTTCATGCGGTCTTCCGCGATCTGCGCGGCTTTGCCCATGTCCGACTGGAACTTGGCCAGGTTGGCAGATAGCTCGACGACGACAGAACCCAATGCGGCCATGTGAAAACCCGATGAATAGAGGGATGAAATCAGCTATCGCGGCGGAACAGCTGCTTGATGAGCCGCGATTGCGCCTCTGGGTCGGCCAACAAGGTGCCCTCGCTCTCAGCTTTGACCTGGCGGTGCGACGGGTGCCAGGGGATGAAGTCCTCGGGCCGGTACGGATCGCGCCTGCGCTGGGGGTCTCGGTGCAGATTGGCCAGCGCCGACAGCGCGATACCGTGCCGCTGGTCCGCAAGCTGCTCGCCAAACGGCTCGAGCACCGCATAGGCCTGCCATTCGGTCAGCTCCGAACTGCTTATTTCTGCGAGCAGCTGCCGCACCGTCTTGCCCAGCGCCAGCGCCAAGCGGAAATAAAACCTCCGCTCGGGCTGGCACGTCAGTTTTTTACCGCGTCGTCCTGTGCAGCGGCGCCGATGCCGTTGATGCGCTGCGCGGCATCGAAGACCCGCTCCAGCGCCGCTGCCGATTTGAGCGCCAGGCGCGGGATGTCGGCCACGTCGAACAGCCGGTTGTTGGCCTCATCGACGAGGGTCAAAGCGACTAGCTTGGCCCGTAGATTGGTCATATCGGGCTTGCGCGTGCCATCAAGAGACACGGTGATCATGCTGGTTTCAAACGCATCGCGGTCGGCACCGGTCATGGTACGCACCAGCACGGAGCCGCCCCACTCGGGGACGTCGACAGCCTCGCTTTTGAGGTCAAGGGCTTCGAGGATTTGGTCTTTGTTCAGCAGCATGATTACAACCCCACCACCGCGCCAGTGATGCGCAGGTCGACGGCGGTTTTGGCGACCGCATCGACCCCGCCGCCCAGGCTGAATTTCTTCACATACGCCGAGAAGGTGATCACCGCCCCGTTGGGCAGGGTCAGCTTGAAATTGCTCAGGACACCGGAGACTTGTTTGGCTCGCAGGGCTGTGTGGCCGGCGTTGGCGCTGTCGTAATCAATCTCAAACGTGAACTGGCCGGGATCGGTCAGGCCCAGCCGGAATTCTTTCGCAATGCTGTCCAGGTTGGTGACGTCGATCTCGGACGCCGACCCATCAAAACCGCTGAAGGTACGGACATTGGCGATGTTCGTGAAGGTCGTGGAGGTCGCCGTTCCTGCGGCGGTGATGGTCTTGCCGGTGGTGTCGATGTTGAGGGCAAACGTATTGGTGGTGATGTTTCGCACACTCACGGTCTGGCCGTT